TATCTGTGAAAATACCGGGCTATACACGTCTGATGGTCTGCGCTGGTTTGAATCGACGGGCCAGGAAGTAGATCCCCCTGAGTCTGTATCTTTTCACATCTGGACCGCTTACAGCTCATTCACTACCTGGGCGCAAATTGTTAAGGACTTTAGAAAGACGAAAGGAGACCCGGGCAAGCTGAAAACCTTCACAAACACCACGCTCGGGGAAACCTGGAGCGAGGAGGTTGGGGAGCGGCCACTGCCTGAAGCACTTGTTGAACAGGCCGAACATTACCGGGCAGAGGTGCCTGATCGCGGGGTTTATCTCACTGCCGGTATTGACTCCCAGCTTGACCGTTACGAAATGCGTGTTTGGGGATGGGCGCCGGGAGAAGAGGCGTTCCTGATCGACCGCATGATTATCATGGGCCGGCATGACGAAGAGGAAACCTTGCTGCGCGTTGATGAGGCGATCAACAAACAGTACCAGCTGGCTGACGGTACGATCATGACTATCGGCCGAGTTTGTTGGGACTCCGGCGGTATCGACCCAACGATAGTTTATAGGCGTTCGAAAAAACTGGGTCTATTCCGGGTCATCCCTATTAAGGGGGCCAGCGTATATGGAAAACCTGTCGCTAACATGCCGCGTAAGAAAAACAGCCACGGCGTTTTTCTTACGGAGGTAGGCACGGATACCGCGAAAGAAGTTATTTACAGTCGTTACAAACTGGAGCGCCCGGCTGATGGGTCTCCTGTTCCTGGGTTGATTCACTACCCAAATAACCCAGAGGTTTTCGCCCTGACCGAAGCCGAGCAGCTGACGGCGGAGGAACTCATAGAAAAATATGAGAAAGGCAAGGTGCGATTACTTTGGGACAACAAAAAGCGTCGAAACGAGGCCCTCGACTGTTTTGTTTATGCCTTTGCAGCTTTGCGTATCAGCGTTTCACGCTGGCAGCTGGATCTTGATGTGTTACTGGCCAGCCGCCAACAATCACCGTCGGGCCAGCAGACCAGAAAAAATAATGACTTGGCCGCCTTAGCGGCCCAATTGGGAGGATAACGTGGCGACACTGGCACAACTGGAAGAAGCCCGAAAAGCCCTGCATGAACTATTGACGGGTAAGCGTGTGGCGTCGATTCAAAAAGATGGGCGCAGCGTAACATTCACCTCTGCCACGTTAAACGAGTTGCGTGCTTACATCTCTGATTTAGAGGGCCAACTGGGATTAGCAACCCGGCGTCGTGGGCCGGCGGGGTTCGGTGTATGAATAAAAGCCATCCAACCTTACTAGCCCCGGATGGTTCTACGCCGTTGCGTGAGTACGCCGGATATGCTGGCGGCGGCGTAGGATTTGGTGGCCAAATTGCCGGCTGGCAACCTTCTTCCCAAAGCGTCGATGCTGCATTGCTTCCTAACTTTGAGCGAGGTAATGCCCGAGCTGATGACCTGGTGAGAAATAACGGCTATGCGGCTAATGGTGTGCAATTGCACCAGGATCACATCGTCGGCTCATTTTTCCGCCTCAGCTACCGCCCTAACTGGCAGTATCTCGGTATTGCAGAAGAAGAGTCCCGGGCTTTTTCTGATGAGGTAGAGGCCGCCTGGAGAGAGTACGCCGAGGATCCTGATTGCTGTCTTGATGTAGAGAGAAAGAGGACCTTCACGATGATGATCCGGGAAGGTGTAGCCATGCACGCCTTTAACGGAGAGGTCTTTACTCAACCCAGCTGGGATCGGGCGCCCCATCGCCTATTTCGCACTCAGTTTAAAATGGTGAGTCCTAAGCGCATACGAAATGCACCTGGTGTGCTCGATAGCAATACGCAGCGTGCGGGGGTCAAGTTAGATAAGTATGGCGCGGCGATCGGTTACAACGTCATGGATGATAATTATCCAAGTTGGGGCGCCCGCCGATTTTCTTATATTCCCCGTGAGCTGGCGAATGGTCGGCCGGCTATGATCCACATTTTCGAGCCTTTAGAAGATGGGCAAACCCGAGGGGCAAACCAGTTTTACAGCGTGATGGAGCAAATGAAAATGCTCGATACGTTGCAGAATACGCAGTTGCAGAGTGCGATCGTTAAGGCGATGTATGCCGCGACAATTGAGTCGGAACTGGATACCGAAAAGGCATTTGATTACATCCTGGGAACAGGGGACATGAAAGGCCAGGAAAGCCCCATGAATAGATTCTTAGAGCAATACCTGATCTATTACCAGGCCGCACAAGTTAAGTTTGGCGGCGCCAAAGTCCCGCACCTGTTCCCCGGGGACAAATTGGAGCTGAAAACCGCACAGAATGCGGATAACGGTTACTCAGTCTTTGAGCAGTCACTACTAAGATATATCGCCGCAGGCCTTGGCGTGTCTTATGAGCAGCTTTCCCGGGACTATTCACAGGTCAGTTATTCCAGTGCCCGGGCATCGGCTAACGAGTCCTGGCGTTATTTCCTGGGCCGGCGAAAATTCATCGCATCTCGACAAGCGAGCATGATGTTTTCCTGCTGGCTGGAAGAAGCATTGATCCGAGGGGTGGTAAAAATGCCTTCTCGGGCGCGTTTCTCATTTACCGAAGCGCGATGCGCCTGGAGTAATTCAGAATGGATCGGCGCCGGCCGAATGGCCATTGATGGCCTGAAAGAGGTGCAAGAGTCCGTCATGCTGATAGAGGCAGGGCTAAGCACCTTTGAAAAGGAATGCGGCAAACTGGGCGAAGACTATCAGGAAGTTTTCCGCCAACAAGTTCGGGAAGCCGAAGAACGCCGGGCGGCTGGTTTAACTCAGCCGGTCTGGGTGGCTGCAGCTTTCAATGCTCAGCTGCAGAACTCAACACAAAACGAGGGACGCCAGCGTGGACAAGACGCGTAATTTGCCCCATATCGCCCGCATGGCGCTCAATGAGCCGCTTTTATTAGAACCCGCCTACGCGCGGGTTTTCTTTTGCGCGTTGGGTAAAGAGCTGGGCGTGGGGCGTTTGATTGATAGCACGACGGACACTGTTTTATCCCCACCTCAAATGTCGGAATTAGCGGCATCTTATGGCTCTGGGCGAGTGACAATATCGGATAACGGGTATGACATTCAGGACCGGATCGCCATTGTTCCAATTTCGGGAACGTTGGTAAGCAAGTCCGGCTCATTACGGCCGTACTCCGGTATGACCGGTTACAACGGGATTGTAGCCCGGGTAACGGCCGCAATTAATGATCCAGACGTTGACGGTATTTTGTTGGATATGGATACCCCCGGAGGGATGGTCGCCGGGGGATTTGATGCGGCCGATATGATCGCCCGGTTGCGTGAAAAAAAGCCTATTTGGTCACTGGCTAATGATATGAACTGCAGCGCCGGCCAATTGCTGGCTAGCGCGTGTTCTCGGCGCTTGGTTACGCAGACAGCAAAGGCCGGATCTATCGGTGTGCTGATGGCCCATAGCAACTACGCCGGCAACCTGGAGCAGGCTGGTATCGATATTACTCTGATTTTCGCCGGCGCTCACAAGGTAGATGGGAATCCCTGGGAAGCCTTGCCGAAGGATGTACGAGCAACGTTTCAGGCAAAAATGGACGCGATCCGGCAATCATTCGCGGAAAAGGTATCGAGCTATACCGGTATCACTGTTCAAGCGGTACTCGATACCGAGGCGGCCGTTTACACCGGCCAGGAGTCGATAGACGTAGGTCTATCTGATGAGCTGGTTATTAACACCGATGCGCTAGCGGTAATGCGTGAGGCTATCAGTAACTCAAAAGTAACCCGGTCTATAGGAGGCCAAATGTCAGTAAATCAACCCCAAACCGCAGCGGCAGCGCCAGCAGGATCGGAAGTGGCCACCGTTCAAACGCCCGCGAACGCGGCAACGACTCAACCTGATGGTGACGTCACCGCAGCCGTGAATAATGCTATTCAGGCTGAAAATGCTCGCATCATGGGAATTTTAGACTGTGGTGAGGCTAGCGGCCGTGAGCCATCTGCGCGCGCGCTGGCAGCCACGCCAGGTATGACGGTAGAGAATGCCCAACGCATTCTTGCCAGTATGCCGAAAAGCGCCCAGGTACGGACGGAAACCGGGTTGGATCGCCTGATGGAAGATTCTCCCGAAGCTCTGGGGCAAGGGGCTACGGCCAAGACCGATATTGACGATTTAATGAATACTCCGGTTTAAGGAATCCAAGAATGACTAATCAAGAAGAGTTTAAGCACTTCCAGCCCCTTGGCGGTAGCGATGCGGCGCATACGGCAACCGGTATTAGTGGCCTTACTGCTGCAACGCCGGCATTAACTCCCCTGATGCTTAAAGAAGACAATAAACTGGTGGCGTGGGATGGAGCAAAAGCGGGAACTGCAGTCGCAATTTTGGCACTGGCTACTGATGGCTCTCAGCCTAAAATCACCTACTACAAATCGGGTACATTCCGGGTGGATGATGTGCAATGGCCAGAAGCTGCGGCTACCGATGAATTGAAATTCAATGCCTTTGCCGGTTCGGCTATCAGCGTTAACTAACAACTCCCGATCACCAATTTATAACCGCGCCTGGCGCGGTTTTTTTATGAGGAAAACTCATGTCCCAATCTATGTACACGACGACCAAACTGATCGCCGTCACTGAGACGAAGTTCAAGTTTGATCCGCTGTTTCTGCGCATCTTCTACCGCGAAAGCTACGAGTTTGATACTGAAACCGTAGACCTGGCCAAAATCCCCGGCGAGGTCGCAATGGCGGTTTATATTTCGCCAACGGTCGAAGGTAAGGTTTTGCGCTCGCGTGGCGGCCTGACAACGCAATTTAAACCTGGTTACGTTAAGCCAAAGCACGAAGTTAACCCGCAAATGGTGCTGCGTCGCCTGCCAGATGAAGATCCTGAGCAGTTGAAAGACCCAGGGTATCGCCGTAACCGTATTATCCTGCAGAACTTGAAGGACGAAGAACTGGCGATCGCCCAGATTGAAGAAAAACAGGCGGTCGATGCTGTGATCAGCGGCAAATACATCATGACCGGCGAGGCGTTCGAAGATGTCGAGGTAGACCTGCAGCGTAATCCTGCCAATAACATCACGCAGGCGGGCGCGGGGCGCTGGTCTACTCAGGATAAGGAAACCTACGACCCAACCGGCGATCTGGAAGAGTACGCGCTCAATGCCTCCGGGATCGTCAATCTGATTGTTATGGACCCTAAATCGTGGAGCCTCTTCCAGTCATTCAAGACCGTTCAGAAAAAACTCGATACCCGCCGGGGGTCAGTGGCTTATCTGGAAACTGCGCTGAAAGATTTGGGTAAAGCGGTTTCGGTTAAGGGCATGTATGGCGATGTGGCTATCGTTGTATACGTTGGCCAGTATATCGACCCTAAGACCCAGAAAAAAACCAACTACATGCCTGAAAATACCTTTGTGATGGGTAATAACGAGGCACGGGGCATCCGTACTTATGGCGCTATTCAGGATGTTGAGGCGCTGAACGAAGGCATTACCAAGGCCCGCCGTTATCCAAAAAACTGGATTCAAACGGGCGATCCGGCGCGCGAATACACCATGACGCAAACCGCGCCGCTGATGCTATTGGCTGATGCTAATGAATTCGTGGTGGTGAAAGTCGCTTAACCCATCCTGTAGGGGCTACGGCCCCTTTTCCCCTGTTTTAGAGAGAACATAATGGCTACTAAAGACGATTTGATCGC